CTAAAGACTTAAGTTGAACTACAAAGTAAGTTCCAATAGTTGGAACTGGAGCAATAACTATAGCGTTATTTACAAGCGGATATGTTGTTATGTACTCTACAAAACTTCCAGGTAAACCTGTAGGCGAAGTGAATAGCTTAAAGTTATTTAAAGCATAGTCAACGTCTGTTGGGTCAAAAGATCCAAGTATTAAGTTAGTATCAAAAGTTGTAAGAAAAGAACCTGAAGCACCGTCAGCTATAAATTGCTGAGCACCTTGGTAATATTGTTGATTTGTTTCAGTTATTAAACCCATTTGTTACTATGATTTTTCGTTAATTGAAGCTTGTTGAGCTTCTTGCTCCGCCGCTTGTATAATTGCAGGGTCGTTGATAATAACACCCGAGTATTTTAATATATTTGTTATTAAGCTTGTTTGCTCTGAGTTATCTAATTCAAAATCAACAGAAGAGCTTGCATTGTATAAGTACTGACCTAGATTACCAGGTGTAAAACCCCATTGTGGCAATGATGGTTTAAATAAGCAGTTTATGTTTAAAGCGTTAGGTGTTGGAGATACTTTTATTAAAAGTTGACTTGTAGTTAAAGGCGCGACGATTGCGTTTGTAGTGAAGCATATAGGGTAACTAACCGTTGGAGATGTTAGTTTTGACCTAGTTATTTGAGAGTAATCGCTTTTACTAGCTAGTTGAGTTATAGAGTTATAAGTAGGGTTTGTAGTGTTATATGTAGATACAATTTCACCAAGCTTATATATAGTACCTATACCTGTATATATGAACCCATCATTTGCCGCGTTGTAAGTAAACAAAGCTTCTTTTTCAAAAGGATATAGCTTATATGAAGTGTCTTTAAACATGTTAAAAAACTCCGTATCATTTTGTGTGTTGTTTTGGTTTTGACGATTTAATTGATTACCGTCTGGAAAATAAGACGAAAATATTTCGTTTTGAACCAGTACAGCAAGACTGTTAAACTCACTAGGGGTAATATAACCTCTTTGCTCTTTGTTTAATATGTACAAGACTGTTGTGTATACCGTGTTTATATTTACCGCCATTTTTTATTTTTGTTATAATAAAAGGCCCGAGTTAACGAGCCCTATATTAGTATTACCTGTTTTTATAGTTTTTTATCTATAGACTTATAGATTTCTACTCCTTCGTCTGTTTTTAAGAAAGCCGCAAACGCTGAGTAAGGGTTTTCGTCAAAAGGAACGTTCATTAATTTTCGACCAGTTGACACCCATATGAATGTTCGTTGATCTTGTGATAGACTTATAATGCCAACTTCTTGTGCTCTAATAGCAAAGTTTCTTAATTGTACATTATCATCATTAGCTAACTCAATAAATAATGCTGGATTTTGTCTAGCAAATAGCATTAAGTCTCTTCTAAGTTCTTTAGAACTCATAGAGTTTACTTTAGATCCAAGCTCAACTCTTAAAATTGCCTCGCCGTGATCTACATCCATAGCTCTAGCTGCATTTAGCGCGTCTATTTGCATGTCTAGAATATCTAAATCATCTGTAGCTTTAGTAACAGCACTAAATTCTTGATATAGTTTGTCTTTTAAAGGGTGGTATATAGACATTAGTTTTTGTAAGTTTTGTTGTTCTTTTGGCACTGCCAAAGTTCCATCTTTAAACCTAATGTGGCCCATTGTGCATTCTCCTTTTTGCTCGTCTACAAGAGATGAGCTTTGGTTAGTTGCATATCTTATTTCTCTTTGTTTTCCAGTTGACTCATCGAAGTATAATAAAGCATGCTTTCTTGTATGCCTGCCTGGTATTGTTAGTGTTAAAGGAGATTTATTTCCTTTTAAATAATAGACTCTATCTTTGATTTCCCACGTTGGTTTTGTGGGTTTTACTGGAGTAGTAACTTGTGTTACCACTTCTTGAGGTGCAACCTCAACTTGCTTTGCTTTAGCTTGTTTAGCCATAATATAATAAAATTAAATAATTTTTAAAATGTGACACTAGCCTTAGTATATAAGTAGTAAGGGGCTAATGTCATATAAAAACCCCCGCCCGAAGGCAGGGATTGTTATTAATATTGAATCATTAGATTCCTTTGAAAAGTACAAAGTTGTTAGCAGCTTGAGTTACTAAACATCTTTCTGATAGGAAGTTTACTTCCATAGCATCAAGAGTTGAAGTAAATGCTCCACCTGCAGAACCAGTTAACCAAGACTTCATACGTCTGTCATCGCTTTGTGAAGCTCTGTAACGCACGTGTAGGAATGGTCGACGGATATTAGTTCCTAAGATCTGATCGTAAACTGTAGAAGTTCCAGCTGGTACTAATACACCTTCAATTGAACTGATACCATCAACACCACCACGAGTAGAAGCGTCGTTTAAGTATTTCCAGTCAGTCTTATAGAAATCGTAAGATCCTCTACGGAAGCCACTAAATCCTAAGTTCAAAGCCATTTCTTCAGAATTTTCAAATAATCCAAAAGCAGTACCTCCAGCAAATCCACCAGAAATTGCAGCTAACATATCGTCAAAATCAAGAGATGTTTGTCTCTGTAAGAATAACATGTTTTCTTCAATTGCTCCTTGAGTATCTAAATTCTTAAGAATAGCATCAAATTCATCAAGTCCAGCAGCAGCAGTAAATCCTACTTCTACATTTCCACGAGATTGAATAGCAGCAAATAAACCTTCAGATCCTGGAGATGTAACACCACCTACTTGATCATACTCAGCTTCAACCATAGACATTTCTAAGTAATCTTCAAAACGTAAGCGAGTTTCAGATTCAGCTTTTAAATACCATAAGTATCCAGATGTTCCATCTTCAGTTGCAACTTCAACCCATCCAATTTGAGCCATGTCAGAACCATTAACTACGTACTGGCTTCTTAATATAATTGGCGAGTTAGAATATTGAGTTAACTGAGGATCTATTGAAATTCTTCCTTGGTTTTGTCCACCAACTAGAAAAGCTCCGTCAGTACTTTGTCCTTTTGTGTATTGAGAACCATATACAAACACTTTAGCACCTGTAGCAGCAGCAGCGCCAGCACCAATAGCTGCAATTTGATTATTATCAAAAGGCTGTACAACGATGTCAGTAGCAGCAAGACCAGATCCAGCATATGCACCAGAATCAGTTACAATTGCTTTACTTTCAGCTCCAGTTGTAGGATTTAAGAAAACAACAGTGTCATTAATTGATATTACATTTTGTAAACCAGCTGTACCAGCTACAAATAATGTGATAGTACTAGTTGTTCCAGCAGCATTAGCAACAGATATACCAGCATAACTAACATGTAGTCTGTTTTGTTCTGACCAAATTACTTGATCTGAAGTCATTGGCATTTCAGCGCCAACCATTCTTAAGAATCCAGATAGTGTACGGTTTCCGTAACGCTCTACTTCTTGTTCGTAAATTTCAGGTAAATACTGTTGAGCGAATGAATCGCCACCAGCTCCTGGTCCAGCAGCAGCGCCGCCGTTAAATTGTAGGTAGTTACTATTTAATACTTCCTGAGTTCCAGAAGGGATTAAACTACCAAATTGAGGAGTTAAACTCATAATTGTTTGTTTTTTTAGTTAAATTTTTTTGTTTTAATTCTTAGTTTTGTAGAATCAGCGCCTGAAATTGCTTTAACCTTAAATCCGTTTAAAAACACTTCTCCTTGAGTAGACCTAGCTTTGGTACTACTTAAGTTTTTAGAACTGCTTACAACTTCTTTTACGGCATCCGCTTTTCCTTGCTCATAAAAATGAGCTGCGATTTTATCTACGTTGTCAGCAGCATACATAGCTTTGTGATAACCTTTCGTATCTTTAACATTACCATCTGAGTCTAGGAACTTCCCGACAAGGTTGTTAATATTAGATTGGCTCTCTGCAACTTTATCACGATTCTGAATATTGTACTTATAGCTTTTTTCGCCGACTTTAATATCGAAACCTTCGAAGTTGTCATTAAAATGCTCTTTAGTACTTTCTTTGAATCGCGCGTGTTGTTGCTCAGCTGCTTCTTGCTGCTTATTATATCGGTTGAAAAAGTCTGTAGCTTTTTGTTGGTCTTGAGTAACGCCCGGTCTCAACTTGATCTCGTCGTAATATTTACTCTTCGTCTCTTCCAAATAGCTTTTGGCTTTTGCAACTTCTTCCTTAAACGCAATTTTTTTCTTGCGCATATCTCTTTCTTCGTCAAGGTCTTCATCTACGATAAAATCCTCTAGAAGCATATCAATGTCTTCGCCCTCTAAATAAGGCTTTTCTTTTTTATAATACTCTTTAAGTAACGTAATTTCGTCAACTTGAGAGTAGTCGGCGTTAAGCCTAGTATAATCCTCTATTGTCCCACCTGTATCTTCCATAAAAGAAACTAGCTTTTCGATGTTCTCAGGTAAAGCTTTACCAAGAATTCTTTCGTCTTGTATTGCTTTTTCTACTTGAGCTTCAACCTCTTCAGTCTCTGTTACTTCTTTGATTGCAGAAAACCCTTCAACATCCTGGTTGGACTCTTGTACAGGTTCTCCCACCTTTGCGCTATCTCCGGATGGTTCTTCCACAGATACTTTCTTTGTTTCTCCGATTTGAATGGCATCTTCTTCTTCTTGTTTAGGTATTACTACTTTTGTAACTTCTGGCGGTAAATCAACCAAAGGTTCTTTAATATTAACTTTAATAGGCTCATCGCTTATCGGTGTTAATTTTTTTGGAGTTTTCTTTTTAATTTTAAACTCACCTTCCTGCTTAACAGGTTCATTTGCTTTTTCTTTTGACATAATAAAATATAATTAAATAATTGTTTACTTTCTACATGAAAGCTTGCATACCCTGATCGGGTTGGTTTTCGAAGTCTACAGGTAAACTGTCGTTTTGCCTTTGACTTATAAGCTCACTCTGCTGTGAAGCTTCCATTTTGCTACGAGTATCTTTACGGTCCTCAATAGCATTTTCTTTTTGTTGCATGTTCTGAACCTCAAGTTGCTTTAGCTGCATATCAAACTGAAACCTAGTTTGCATTTCTTGAGCTTTTAATTGAGCTGCAATTTCCATACGTTGAATCTCCATTTGATTCTTAGACTGTTCAAACTGAACATTTGCACTCATTACAGCCTGCTGCTTCTGCACCTCAGCCATAGCTGTTTTCTCTGCAGTGTCTGCTTGAGATTGTCCTTGAGCCGCAATATTAGCTTGTTGATTAGCTTGATCTTGCTTAGCTTTAGCTTTACGCTTTATCTTAAGCATTTGATTTGCTAGCTTAAGATTTTTAATATTTCTTAAATCAATAGCATCTTCTAAATCAATACCACCTTGTTGTAATGCAACTTGTATGTTTGCTTCCAACTGAGCTTGCTCTTCTTCGTCTGGCTCTAATTCTAAGAATATACCAAAATCGTGAAGATTTAAGTTTATAATCTCATCTAAAGTTTTTATGTTATATGTAGATATAGAATTTTGTAGAGCACTTCTAGTTAGTGGAAATTCTAATGCGTCAGCTATTTTAAGCGCAACGTTTTCGGCTAGTTTAAGGGTTATGTAAAGACCAGACTGATTAATATGTCTAGTTGCTACATTAGATGCATTAGCAGCCATCTTTTGAAGCCCTACTAGCGAGTTCTTCTCCATAGCTGAACCGTCTCTAGCTTCGTTAAGTCCTGTTACATCGCGAATCATCTGTAAATAATATTGATACGTTTGGATCAATGCATTTATCTTAGCTTGACCACTTGAGCTATTAAGTTCTTGAATAGGTACTTTGCCTGGATTCATATCACCATCTTGAGTAAGTGATCTACCAACGATAGAACCTGTTTGGAAATACATATTCAATGCCTCTGCTGGGTTGTAGTTAGTTCCATTACCAAGATCGACTTCTGCAAGTCCGTCCATATCTAGGTAAACACCGTCTGGCACCATTCTAGATAATACTTGTTGTAGCTTTAAATGCGTTAGCTGAATCATATCAGCAAACCCAATACACTTACTTACTAGAGACTCAATACGTCCTTTGTACATTCTAGGCGCACATAAAGCATAGTTCATTTCTACTTTAGTTGTATCAGCCGTAGGTCTAGACATATTCTCTGCTAGTTCCCACTTTATCATTTCATTTGAGCCTAATACTTTAGCTCCGTTATATAAAACCTCAATAGATCTTGACACTCTTTCAAAGTTATCATTTTCTGGCGGATTAAATGAATCTGGCTTTTCTAAAGCTTTCATTAATCCTTGTGGCGTTTCTTTTATTTTAAATACTTGATTGTGATATGTCTTATAATCAAAATATAAAACTTGAACTGTGTTTTCGTCGTAATTACCCCAACCAGTTATATACTGACTATTACCTGGCATTTTTTGTATTCTCTCAAGCTCTTCTTCTGAAATGTTTGGAAATTCTTTTTTAAGCTCAGGTATTGTTATAGACTTTACTTCTCCAATGTAGTATACATCGTCAAAGTTGGGATCTTCAGTATAAGAGTAAACTACATAAGCTGGATCTACATAATCAACTGTAATTCCTTCAGCTGTATTAAATCCAGTTTTAGCACATGCAATACCTAGAACAGTTAAATCCATATTTAACCTTTTTCTAGTAAGGTCGTATTTATTTTGCGCAAGCACAGATGCAATAGCTTCTTCTTCTGCTATTTCAATTGACTGCTTATAGCTTAGTTGCATATGAAGCTCTAGTTCGTCTTTAGACTCAGGAACGGTATCTACATTTGGAGTTTGATATAAATTAATACCAAGCGTTTGCTGTAAGCTATCTAAATACTCTTTAGAAACCATATCCTCATAAAGCATAGAAGCATAATCAGTTCTTTTCTTTATAGAAGATGGATCTTGAGCGTAAGCTTTAATATCGTAAGACTTTCCAGATATACCATTTACTACTATATCTACAAATTTAGATAAAATAGGCACAGGCTTCCAGTCTAAGTTGAAATAAGATAAATCACCGTTTATAGATAATTCATCTTTGTATTTCTGTATCGATTGCTCACCTCGAGCATATAATCTTAATTGGTGAAATTGATTCCAACTAGTTAAGTATCTATTACCATTAGTACGCCCTTGTCCAAACCATTCGTACTCGATAGCTTGACCAACTTGCGTCCCGTATTCCCAGCTTGCTTTCTCTGCATCGCTCACTACTTGACTAGGAAAAGCGCTATTGGTGTTAGTATATATACCCATTTAACTTATTATTTTTGATGTTGAACCTTTATTATCGTATTTTTTAAAACCTAAATCTACCGCTTGTGGTTTTTGTCTAGGAGCATTTGGTGCGTATCTATGTTTATTAAAAGCCATTAAAGCTAGACCTGAACTAATAGACGCATCATGCTTTGTTCTATTATTAATATCAAACTTAGCCCAGTCTTCTAACGTTCTTTGGAAATATGTATCTCCATAACCTGTTTCTTTTAAACCCACAAAGTCGTTTATGTAAGTTTCAATTGCAGCTGCGTGTGCTTGTTTAATATCTTCACTAGAGTTTGGTATTCCACCTAGCTCTCTTTCTGTCACAGACAGTTTGTTATATTTTCTATCAGGTCTGTTAATCGAGTAACCTCTATAGCCTCTTCTTTTAAAATAATACAATAATCTAGGCTTATTGTTTTCAGCTAATATAGGCATTCCGTAGAAAACACAAGCCATTAGAACGTCTTCAAAGAACATCTCAGCAGTTTGAGGCCGAGCTATATATTCTAAAAAAAACATATTCGGAGGTACATCCTCCATTGAAAACTTCGTTAAACCGTGGAGTGATCCTTTAGACCCTCTACCGTCCACAGTACCTGATATATCGTATGGATCACAACCAAATGCTCCACAATGTTCATTGCCAGGATGATTAGTACCATTTTTTATATATCTTTTATTTTGAAGATGCGCAGGTGGAACCCAAGTCACTAAAAATCTACCATCTTTGTTTGGTACAAATATTACCTTAGTATCTTGCTTAGCATTCTCCCACTGAAAACTTCCTTTTGTTACTTTAATTGAGTTTTTAAGATCTTCGTTAAAATCTATTTGCTCGTATATTTTTGTAAGATTAAATAAAGATTGTTTTGATTCATCTCTAAACGCGTGCTTTGTTGTACGTGGAAACTGTCTGTAAAATTCATTTAAACTATCTTGATCAGACTTTAAACCTTCTACTTCATTGTCCCAATACTCTATTACACCTTGTGTTATTTTTGTTCCGTGTGGGTCTTCAATTCCTTCTTTTGGTGTGTTGAATACAGGAAAGCCATAAGAATCAATGTATCCTTCGTAGTTCCATTCCATAGGTATGAACAAAGAATAGAGTCCTGAGCGTGTCTGTCCATTGGCGTTTCTTTGTGTAACATCTGAATCATTGTAAAGTTTTTTAAAGTTTCCGCCGCCTTTATCTAAAGCATTTGAGGTGCTACCCATCATACACTTACCAATAACTCTAGAACCTAGTCTTAAACAAGTTCTGGTTACTCGCCAATTGTTTAATATATTTGTAGGTCTCTCCCACTTTCCACTCTCGTCGTGTACTAGTAGTTTTAGTTTTTCCCCATCGTAGGAGTTGTCGCCTGTATTCTTCCAGTCGATCGTTGTGTCAAGACCGGTAATCTCTTGTAGTTTTTCGTTGGAGTCAAGTTTTCTCCTGGTAAACTTCGAGGCGGGGACGCGATATGCAAGTTCGGTTTTTGGCCTGTCCATACCGTCTTGGATCGGCTTGAAGAAGAACGGGTAGTTGACCGAAATTGGTACGACCTTATCTGTGAACATTTTTTTTGCATCCGGACCAGATTTGGACAATATCCCAAACCGTGAATCCGTTGATATTGTTGCAAGGTTAACTGATTCAGCTGAGGACATAAACGAGAATCCGCTTCGACGGTTCTTAAGATAACACATACCGTAAGACCGTTTGTCGGCTTTGCAAGCTTCCCAGAAAATGTAGAATAATCTATTTGATTCCCTAAAGTCTGGTTGCCCGACATCAATTTTACTCCACTGCAAGTACATGTAGTTAGTACCAGTAATATAAGTAGGCTTGCCTTTGTTAATAAACCAAAAACCTTCTTCGCGCCTTGTAAATTCTTTATCGATGTAATCATACCATTTTTCTTTAAAGTCTAACGGATATTCTTCCCAGTCAAACACAGATTTAATTTTACTTAATTCTTTTGGGTACTCAGTATAAGACCATCTGTCGTTTTCAAACTCTACAATATCCTTTTCTTTAGGCAGAGCTATTAAAAGATCCTGTATCTTATATATCTCACCTATTTCACCAGTTTTACTAATAACTATTAAATCGTGCTCAGCATTGTGCCCGTATTCCCATTTCTTGTACCTATTCATTCTTTTAAGAACTTTAGGTTTTACGTGGTCTTTTACAACCGTATATAGAGTTTGCTCGTACATTATTTAGATCTTCCTTCAGCAAAACCTCTAAAAGATTTCTCTTCTTTTACTTCTGCAGGTTTTTCGTTTAATAATGCCTCTTCAGCTTCTAATCTACCTAGTATTTCAAACGCATCAAATATAGCTAGCTTTTTTGTAGCTGCAGCATTTTTCAATCTATCTGCCGTGATATCATCTCCTGAATCAACGATAGCTTCTTTAGCTACTTTGATCAACTCCTCAACTGCGACTTGCCCAGCTTGGATTATATTCAACTTCGTTTCCTTGGTATTCATATTTAATTACAATATCATTAGATTTCATACAATATAAACGCTTGCCATCAACTAAAAACTCCCATTCACCATTAGGCGTGTAGCCTACTAAGTCTCCTGGGTTAATATCAAGTGCTTCTAAGGAGCTATTACCATATTTTAATATACCAATAAGGCTTTGCTCTTTATCTAGCGTTAAAGACTGATTGTCTTTTATTGGAGTTATAAAGCATCGATCACCAAATGAATGCCAACCTTCTTTATTTTTATATAAATAAATTTGATCTATAGCGCAAAAATGTAAATCATCTTTAAACCAAGATCTGCTTTTCTTTTTTTCTCCTTTCATGTCATAGAATACTCTAAACACGTTTTGGTGTATAACAATTATATCACCTATTTCAATACCCGTATTAAATGCCTTGGGTGTTTCTAAAACTTTAGCTAATCTATTTACAAATTTAAAATCCTCTATTTTTGTATTTACAATTAACTCTTTATCTCCAACCTTGACTTTGTTACTGTATTTATCACCTAACGGCTCAATAATAAAATCGTAAAGGCTTCTCATCAATATTCTAAATCATATTCAACGGATATCGCCATGTTAGAGTTAAATTTCTTCCATGGCATTACCTCGTTGTTTTTCTTTATATGAATATTGTAAGAACTATCAGATTCGTCTAGAAGTATGTGTGAGATCTCGTGACCGCCATAAACCTGTTGACCTACAGAGTAATGCATGGCATCATTTTTGTAATCTGAACCAATACTTATTTTTCTTACAATTGAAGACATTACTCAGCTACTTTAAGCTTAGATTCATCTTCAATCTCAGTGTACTCACCAGTTTTAAGATCAATAGACACCGCGCCGTATTGCTCTTCTAGTTCAGCTTTAAACTCTTCAACTTTTTTATTTACCTCAGCTACATCATGTAGTAGACTGTGTTTTTGAGTTTCAATAACACCAATTCTATTCACTAATGAGATTAGGTTTTCTTGATTTTCGTTTGCAGTTTTTAATTGCTCTTCTGTAATTTTTGCCATTTGATTTAATTTAATTGTTTATTTTTTTTAATAAAAATGGGAGACGCCAACGCGCGTCCTCAGATAAAGTTTTATTACAACAAAAATTCCCAGAATCATACCCGTTAAGGCATGACTAAGTTAACTAGAATCATAAAAAAACTTAAATAATCCCTAAGGATTATCTGGGACGCGCCAACGCGATGCCTCAATGGGCATCGCCAACGCGACTCCTCAATTATATATATTTACTTGTTTTTTTGTATTTTTAATGAAATTTCCAACTTATTGATGGAACTCCGCCATCTGGTACTAAAGTTATGCTACCTAGTATTTGTCCTTTAGCTAGCACTTGAGAGGTTTCTGTAACAGATGAAGCATCGTTTGTTTTTGATATCCTAAAGGCTACAAATTGTCTAGAGGTGTTTCGTTGACCGCCGGCAAATAGTGAAGCGCCAAATCCAGCAGGTCTTGGAAAAGAAGTATTTAGACTATTAGAAAAATAAAGATCTGGTCTAAAGTCAAAGTTTTGACTTAATGAAGTTATTTCTATTTCTACTGGTCTTTGGTCGTATGGGCTTGCTGCAAAAGAGCCACTACCTTTTTTTTGGCGTTTAAAACCCGTGGTTTTATTAGCGCTTCTGTTCTGTGGAACATTCTCCGTGCCTCCTCTTACATATCTTTCCATTATAAGTTTATAAGTAAACCCAGCCTCAAGAACTAAATTTTCAAAATTAGCTTGGAAAAGATTATACTTAGGAGTGTTTGTTGCAAACCATCCATCTGTTCTAGGTGAATCAACACCGTTGTCACTAGTAACTCTTGTTTGAAACCATATACCTACATCGTTTACACTAGAAGCTTTAGCTATGTTATCAGGAGTTATACGTACGTTGCTAGTTCCGTCATACCCAACTATAAACTGTACGTTTGCTGGGTCTGTTTTTTCTGTAAATTGTGAAAATTTTAAATTTGCCATTTATATTTTTATTTTATTGCTGCTCTGTTATAAGAAACGTAGGGTTTGATCCGTCTTCAGCTAAAAGAAAATCACCATTCTCAGCTATAATTTCAAAGAAAGGAGTAGGTATACCTGCGTTGCCTGTTATGCCTCTAGGTATTGAGTTACCTATGCCTGTTCC